TCGCTGTCTTCGCCGTAGGCGTCGATTTGCTGTTGCAGGTATTCCTTGTTGGTGCCTTCCACCTCGCGGCTGTCGATTTGGTAGGTTTTCCACAACTTGCGCCAGCGCCGGAAGCATTCGCGGAATCGCCCGCTGTTCCTTGTGGGGTTGCCGAATGCCAGCCAGATAATTTCCGTGTTGGCATCGGTCAACGCGCCTTCGGCCACTTCCCACACTTTATCGGCAATGGCGGATGCCTCGTCGAATATCAGCACAATGCGGCTACCTTCGTTGTGCAGACCGGCGAACGCTTCGGTATTGTGTTCCGACCACGGTATCGCGTCGGCCCGCCAGGTGTTTTCCGCTTGCGGGTCGGCAGAAAACACGCTGGTTTTTGTCACGCGAAACCAATCGTGCGTTTCCGCCAGCCGGTTCCACTTGCCGATTTCCGGCCATGTTTTGGTACGCAACTGCATATCGGTATTGGCCGTCACCACCACGCGCGTATCGACGCAGGTATCCAGCGCCCACTTGACTACCTGCGCAATGCAGGCGGATTTTCCGATGCCGTGGCCGGACGCCACCGCAATGCGTAATGGCGTGTGGCGCGTGGCGGGGTTTTGCAAATGCGCCCCGATGTCGGCCAATACCTGCGCCTGCCAGTGGCGCAAGCCACGGTGCGCGGCCAGTTCTGTTCCCTTCTCGCCCCACGGGTACAGGCACTCGATATAGCCCAGCGGGTCCAGCGCGTAACTGCACACCGCGTCCAGGTCGTCATCACTGACCGGGCGCATGGCCATCCCTGTTTTTACGCGCCCGCAGTTTGCCGCTGATCAAACTGACCTCGCCCGAGAGTTCGAGTTTTTCACGGAACGCGCCCACGCCGATATGCCGTCCGATTAATTCCAGGTTTTTCACCTTGTCGGGCCACTTGATTTTTTTCAGCATGACGCCGGTATCGGGGTTGTTCATGATGTCGATACCGGAAATCATTTGCCGCCAGATTTTGGGCCACTGGCGGATTGGTTTGATGTTTCCTTCATCGTCCAGAATATCGGCGGCGTCCATTTCCGATATTTCTTGCAGGCGATTAAGCAGATACGCCGCGTCGATTTTGGTTTGTTCTGATTTGGCCTGCTGACCTGCCTGAATCAATTTTTGCACCTCAACATTTCTCAACACGCGCTCGCCCTGCTGCATGGCCGTCTTGGCACTGTACCCGGCACGAATCGCCGCCTGCGTGGCGTTCAGGTCTATCAAGTATTCATCGACGAATCGCTGTTGCTTTGGCGTCAACGGTTTGGCATTCATGGCTCAAACCCCGGCAGCGCCAGACTGGCATTTTGATATTTGCGGCGGGCATTCACGTTGCGTTTGCCGTTGGCCATCATGCGCAGCAACTGCGCCACGCTGATACCGCAGGCTTGCGCCAATCGGGGCAGCTTGTTCACCGTGCGGCTGCGCGTGCGACTGCCTGCGCCATGATAGGCATTGGCAACCCGCATCGGCGCATCAAGTCGCAGCTTGCCGGTTTTGTCCATCCACACGGCCAGCAACCTCTCGCCGCGCCAGTGAACCGGGGACGCGCCCGCCAGATACGCGCGTATCGCCGCCTCGCCGCTGGCCCCGTGCGTAGCGCGTGCAATGTCCGAGCACGATTTCGGACCAGTCGATTTCAAGCAGTCGGCTCATGCTGGCTCACAAACACCCTCACGCGGCCTTGTGGCGCTTTGGCTCGGCGGATGACGCGGTAATCATCGATGTCACCATCGTCCGTGATAACCCCCGCGTGGGTAAGCGCGTCCAGTAGCGCCTTGCCGATATTGTCCAGGTCACGGCGGCGGTTGTCTGGCGGGAAAGCATCCACGTGGACGGCCAGACGACCGGTTGGGGGGGAGAGCCGCAGTGGCATCACGTCCCGCAGCACCTGCGCCCGATACTTGCGCCCTTGCTGGCTGATGAGCACACGCCCGGCCAGCTTGCCCCGTGTGATGCTGCGCCAATAGTGATTCACGCTGGGCGGCCATGGGAGGTTCAGAATCAACATAGTTGCATTGCCTGTGTATCCAGTCCCAATGCCCGCCGCGCCATTTTAGCCACTGTGTGCGTTCTGCCTTTGGGGTTGTCCAGAATTCGCCGCGCCCAAGCCTTGGTGTCTGTGACCTTGCTGGCAGGCGTTGCCGTCTCGCCCGTCATCTGTCGCACCTGCGCCGCCAGCCGGTGTGCCTCTTCTCGGGAGAGCGACGCTGACCCCGGCGCAGGCAACGCCTGTGCAGGTTCCGGTACGGGATGCAGGTCTTTTTGCGCCAGCAAGTACCCAAACGCCGCCTCCCAGCGGGTTTTGAGGGTTTGCCATGAACCGGACAGCATGTCGTGATTGCCGATGCGCAGCGCCGCCCAGTACACCGCCGGATGCGCCCAATATCCGTGCTTGCCCTGCTGGCGGGCCATCAATCCCTTTACCGCCTGCTGGAAGGCGATTTCAGGCTCCATCCACGGACGGCACAGCCGCATGAACTCGGGCAGCGTGGGCGGCCACGGACGCAGCATGCAGGCAGCAATGCCGGTTTGCATTTCCTGCTGGCTCAATCCCCCCAGATGCTGCGCCCATACCTGCTCCATTTTTTCCGGCACAATGTTTGTCCACTGCTGGTCGAACTTTGCGCCGTAGATTGCGCGAAGCTCGGCCAGCAGGGTAGCCACATGGTCACGGGACAGCAACACCGCGTCAGTGTGCAACATGGTTGAACTCCAAGTCTGCAACCGGCATCGGGGGCAAGGCAGGCAGCAATGCAAAATGCGGCTCATCATGCGGATTCGGTGGTGCAGCATCGCCCAGATTGCGAGCCAGCATGGCATCGAACCGCTGCCCCCACTCGTGCAGATGCTGGGCGCGGGTTTGAGGGGCAGGCTGCCCGTTCGGGCTGGCGCGGGCGGCTGGCCTTGGCGGGAACAGCCCCTGATAGCCGCCCGCGATGCTGTGGGTAATCACGGCAGACGGCTCGTGTCCCTCACGGCGGTAGGCGTCCAGTTGCTGGATTTGCCGTTTGGCAGCCTCTTGCGTCACGGGTTTTTTGCGGGCTTTGCGCTCAGCAATCCACGCCCGCCAGTCGTTCGGGTCAAGCCAGTCCGGCAATGCGATTTGGGCGGCGTCGAACGAGGCCCCCCGCTTGCGGGGGGGTAGGGGGGGTGTAGTTGTAGTTATATTGGTTAATGGTTGTTGGTTATTGGTTGGTAATTCGTCCGTATTACGGTCGTATGAAGCCTGCGATACGTCCGTATCCGGCTCGTCGCCGCGCGGCGCAGCGGGTGTATCGGCAGGCGCTTGCTCTTTGGCCTTGCCCCAGCGGGCATCAATGGCCGCTTTGGCTTTTTCCTGCTTGTCATGGTAGCGGGAGATTTCCTCATCGGCACGCCTGCAATGCCAGCCATCGTCCTGTAACTGGAAAAACTGCGGCAGCAAATTTTCAAGCAGCGCCTTTTCTTTTCTCGTGCGCAGGCCAACCAGCCAGGCCACCACATCGGTATCAACAGGCAAAGGCCGCTCATCCCGGTAATACACCCGTAATAGACGGGTGTAGATGGCGTCCTCTACCAGCGAGAGGTAGGCTGTCGCAGCAGCATAATCGCCAATATGGTGCTGGTAGTAATTCATGCTGTCTCCCTTTCCTGAATCCAATCCGGTACCGCATCGGCGCTCGTCCAGCGCACATCGTTCTCGGAACCCCATGCATGCAGGTACTCGATAAACTCGTTCATCAACGCCTTTGAAAACCGGCGCGTCTGCAAACCCAACTGCACGCAGCCGCTGCCGTCAAGGCTGGGCAGCACCTGCCCGTATCCGGCCAGCGGCTCGCCCAAATCCTTTTTGACCCGCGCAAACGCATCCACCAATAAACGCTTGACCGTCTCGGCATCGCGCCGTTGTCCAAAAAAATCCACCTGCCGCGCAATATCGGAAACCATCGCGTGCAATTTTGCGTTCTGCTCGCTGTTGCGCCGCGCAGGCCGGATCACGCACACCACCCCGGGCGGCGCGGACAACACCTCGCCCACCGCACGGCGGCGCACCGCTTCATTGGTCAGGATGAACATGCGGGCGGTTGTCATTGCTTGCTGTTTTCGCAGTTGGTTACAGGGCGGACAAAAAAATCAAACATCAGTCGGGCCGATAGGAATCGGCGCGGGTGCAGGTTTGGGGGTGTCCGGCTCCCCTGCCTTATGATTGGAGGTCTCACGCTTCAAACAATGAACAAAGGAACCGGACATGGAAACAAACAAACCGCCGGACGATTTTGCCCAAGGACGCATCATGGCGCTGCGAACGGCATTCGGCACACTGATGCTCTCGCATCCGAACATCAAGCAAGCCAAGCGGGAAATAAACAACGCACTCATGCAGGCAGAATCAAAATGGATAGCCACACGCGCCAGCGATCTGTTCATTGAAGGTCTCCAGGCAGAAAGCGCCGACGTGCAAGCCCTGTTAAATACAAGCCAATCCTTGCGCGTACCGAATACACGCACAACGATTGCGCCGCCATCACCTCGCACGCAGGCAGGGCAAGTGGAAACGCCCCCAGAACACGGGTTATGAACAGAGGGAAATCAGGATGCACCGGCACACTTTCACGCACGAAAACACTCCTCTTTGCCCGCACTCGCAGGCGCAGAAACATAGGGGTTTTCCCCAGGCTGTGGCGGCGCTGCAACATCCGGCCAGATCAATGAACGAAAGATACGGTGGTGCTGAAGCAAAACAGCAGGCGGGATTCCCCGTCGCTTCCAGTTCGAGACACGCTGAATCGCACCGGGAACCGTAATCCCCAGAAGTTCGGCAACCTTTTTGGGGCCGCCCAGCTTGTCGATGGTCTGTGCACTGATGTTCATTCCACTATTAAACAATACGTTCATGGAATATGTCAACATGAGTACGAACAACAAATTGTTTATTCAGGCGACAATAGGAGGATGAAAAGCATGCACGAACAGACCCAACGGCTATACGAAGCCGCCAGACAGACCAACCGGATGGATCCCAGATTTGAGCAGAGTTCGCTTGCCCGCCTGCTCAATGTGGCCGTGCAGAACGTGAACAACTGGGGACGCCGCGGGGTGTCCAAGGACGCCGCCATTGACGCGCAGCGGGTGCTTGGCATCAGCGCCACATGGATACTGGACGGAATAGGCCCTGTCTTTCTGGCCGGGCAGGAGCCGCCCACGGCCTATATTGCCAACAATCAAGCGCAGGTGGCTGATGAACAATGGCTACTGGATGCCTGGCGCACGGCTCATGATGAAATGCGCGAGGTTGCCCGCTTTGCGCTGTCCAGAACAGACGCCTCTTTGCCTGAATGGGCAAACGCTGCCATGCGCGACAGCCTGAACAGCATGCGCTACGCGGCGCTGTGCTGGCTGCGCGAAGCCGAGCAGCGTCAGGAGGCCGAACCCAAAAAAATTGCAGCACGGGGCAGCATCCACAGCGGCCAAACCGGTGTCATCGTCTCGCATCCACCCAGAATTCATCCGCAGCAGCAGCACGATTTATTACCTGAAGGTCACACGCCATGACTGAACCCACACACGAACTGCCTCCCTATCCCCCCGTACAAGACACCGCCAGCCTGCTGGCCGGACACGAAATTGCCTTGCTCGAAGTGCTGTTCTACCTGCTGGACAAAGGGGTGATAGACAAGCATGAACTGGCCGCGCGGCTGGATTTGAACGCCAACAACCTTGAGCGCCTGTTCAACACAGACGGCAAAAACGGGACGGCAATGGTTTTTCCGGCTCGCCGCATCGCCGCCATGCTGCGTGCTGCCGTGTTGGTAGACGAGGAGAACAACCCGATATGACACCCTCTGCAAACGCTCACCACGGCGCACCCTCGCCGGTCTTCATCGCATTTGCCCCATCCACACGGAAAGGCGATAATGACGGCATGGAACACCGCATAAAAACCCTTGAAAACGGCATGCTTGAAGTGCGTGACAGACTGGCACGCATCGAAACCAAGCTGGATTATGTCGTCACAAAAGAAGACCTGATTGGCCTGAAAGGCGACCTGGAAGGGAAAATATCCAGCCTGAAAGGCGACCTGGAAGCCAAGATTGACGGCTTAGAAGCCAGAATGTCCAGCCTGGAAAGCAGGTTGGAAGCCAGAATGTCCCGTCTGGAAAGCACCCTGATAAAGTGGTTTGTCGGCACCGCCGTCACAATGTTTGGCCTGTTCAGCGGCCTGGTTGTTCTGCTGCGATAACACTCGCCCATATCCCATGACACAGCCCCTTGCGAGGGGCTTTTTTGCGTCTGGCCGCATCGCAAGGCAGTGGACCAGGGTTTTCACCTATGAAAATTGGTTAACATTGCGTTGACATTAGATAAACAATATGTTTTAATTCTATTCAACACCCCACCAGACCAAACAGGGAGAACCGAAATGGCACACCAAGCGCACGCACAACCTCTGCAAGCCTTTTTTGAAGCGCTCTACAGGGAGCTTCATCAGGCCATTGCGCAGGAATCCGCGCAAACACAGGCGCTGGTCTGCGCGGTGTTCTACACCGCCGTATCGAACGCGTTGGACGAAGGGCTTTGCCCCGCCGATGCCGTGCAAAAGGCGTGCGCAGTGGCGGCAAAGGTGCTGTTTCCAGAGAGAAAAGCACCTGCCTGCGCCTGATACCCCATGAGCAGACGGCGCATTCCTTTCCTCCAAGACGTGTAAGCGCCGCCTGCAGGTTCGCAGCCAGCCATAAATAGCCGCTGACAGCGGGGAAAGACCCGCAATGAACGAAATTAACCGATGTTGGACAGGAGTTATCACCATGTACGAATGGCATGTTTATGTGGAAGGCGTCGGTTACATCGGCACCGTCATGGAGGATGCGGAAGATCTCGCCCGCCTTGCGGCAATCTGGAAATACGGCGCGATCGACGAGGACGAGGACGGGGTACTGCTGGACGAGCGCCCCGCGGGCGACACCTCCCGCAAGATTTTCAACGACGACGAATTCAGCGTCCGGCGCAGATGAAATAGCAGGAGTTATTGGCATGTTGACCACAAATACCGCATTGAACCTCTTTCCCGACGACCCCATGCGCGTGGCCCCGCCGCATTGCGCCCCGGGCGAAATCGAGCCGCCAGAACCCCGCCAGCCGAGCGCCGAACAGCTTCGCGCCCTGACAAGAGAAGCAGAAAACGACCTGATGGCCTGCCTCAAAGGCGAGCGCGACTTTCTGGCCTACGAACCGGACGGCACCTTGCAGCTATTGGACGGCTACGAACTGTGGGCAGTGCTGACCGAGGACATGAAATCATCCGAAATCGCCGCCACGCTGTGCGCGGTGCTGGCGTATGAAGACACCGATTTTTTCTGGAACCTGCGCCGCACCCTCTGGAAGGACATCGCCGGTCCGTTCGTCGCCGAGCAGGTCAAATGGCGCGTGGAATTTGCCAGTGAAGAAGCAATGGAGCAGTGGGGATGAACGTCGTCCTTCAGAAAAACGACCGCACCAGCAACGCGATGACACCGCCCAGCACAAGGCGCACCGTCCAGCGCAGATTGTCGATGTCTTTACGCACGAGCGCTAAATCGCCATCCGCTTTGGTAAAGCGCGTATCAATGCGGTGCTCAAGCTCGCGCAGGCCGTTCTTCAGGGCGGATTCATATTCGCGCAAATCCGCCTTGGTCGCCAGTTCAGCGGCGTGCTGCGAGGACTGCACCGCCGCCGCAATCGCCCGCGCCTGGTCGCGGGGCAACTGCGCCTGCTCCAGGGTATCTACAAATTTCAGCGTATCAAACGTAACGGCGCTCATAGGTTTGGCTCCAATTGCAATCGCCGCCAGTGTAGCACCGCCCCTGCCATTTGACACCCCGAAAAACCTGCGCCAAAGCCGCCTACCTGTGGCGCGGACGCGGCTGGTAAAACCCCGCCGCACCGTCATCGAGCGCGTCAAGCACACGCCCGTATTCACGGTCAAGCCATCTATTGTCTTTTTTCAGTTCGGCATTTTCCGCCCGCAAGTCCTTGATATCCTCGCGCAGCATTCTGATGTCGTCACGCAGCCTGGCGTTATCCGCTTGCAGCATCTCAATCATGGTTTTCCCCGCTTCGATAACATTTCCGATTGCGCCCATGAAAGTCCCTTTTGTTGTATTGATTGGCCGTTTGCAAGCACCAATCATACAGCGAAGGGGGCGGGCACCCTGACGCGATTTGACACCCCGAAAAAACTGTGCGATAGTGCGATTGTCTCGAAAGAGATGGAGTCTGAAAACTCCAATACCAAGCGGTATCCGCACCCGACAGCACGCGGTTTTTTTGCGCCCGTCATAACAGTTTCAATGGCGGGGAGGGCGACGGATACAACACCCGCAAGGGGAAGAAGTCCACTCGGCTTGGTACGAGTTTTCAGCCTCCCCGCCGCCTTGCGGGCAGTGTCTGAAAACGCTCCCGTGAGGCTAATCAGTCTCACCAAGGAGCGTTCCATGACACACGCCAATCTACCTGCCCTATCTGTCGGCAGCGTCCAAATCCATCAACAAGGCGGGCTTTACAGCCTAAATGACCTGCACCGCGCCAGCGGTAGTGATGAAAAAGATAAGCCCGTCCACTTTTTCACGAATGCGCAAACCAAATCCCTGATTGCCGAATTGCAAAAGGTAGAAATTCCTACCTTTAAAACCGTGCGTGGAAAATTTGGCGGCACTTACGCTTGCAAACAACTGGTCATTGCGTATGCCGCGTGGATCAGCTCGGCGTTTCATCTGAAAGTG